GTAAATCCGGTAATTTACGGTTGGCTTTACATCTGGATATTGCCCTTCGATTACCCGTTCAAACTCATCTGGCATCACATCACCTAGACCAGAGATAGAAACGGTTAATGTCTGGTCCAGATCACCCAGCATTCCGGATCTTTGAATAGATGCTGGCAAAAATTCATAATAGACCTGACCGGATCCTTCCTTATGTTGTACATACACCCCACGATCATCATTACGAACTATTCGGTATATGTTCATAAAGGAAGGATGAGAAAGCTCAATACATTCCAGTTGATAAACATCGACTTTACGATTGAAAAAGAACTTGGCGTATTCGTTATCCATTAGACCTCCCAATCCTTAATCAAAGCTATATCGGCCGTAAGGTTAGGCTGGTTTTGAACAACTTCGAGCTGTGCATTTACCCGGTAAAGGTTGCCATTCACTTCATTGGTCTTGAACGAGTTCGGAATGAAATTGCATTGGTATTGCTGACGTGTTCCTTGGTCTATGACCAAATCCGCATAGAATGAAGCTGGCTTATTCTGATAGATCCGCCAGAAAGCCATCATTTTATTGAAATCGGTTTTACTTAAATTCCAGTTCACATCAACAATGTGGCTATTACGTTTTACATCGATGTAATAGCGACCACGACCGCCGTCCATCTGCTGACGTTTCACATCATCACCCGGTGTTACGCCATAGCCGCTGGTCTGAGGATTTAGCTTTAACTTGTACATAACTTTCCTTCAGGTAATAAAAAACCACCCCGAAAGGTGGTTTGATGAAATAAGGTTTAGATATTTAAATTAATTACAAAAACGATTTAACATTAAGAAATCGATTTAATAATAGTTTCTTTACCATCTTCAAAAATCTCTTTTACTACAAACTTGCAGTAGGCTTCATCTTGAGATGGTTCAGTCAGTAAAGCTGGATTCACAAAATCTTTGATCTGTTTTAAACGGATCAATTCATAATTTCCATTTCTTTCCAACTGATAGTCCATTTTTACATCACAACTATACATAGTAGTTGACCCAATAACAGAAGTAAGCCTGAAAGTTAACTTCTTATTTGCGGGTACTTTAAACTCAAAAAACTCTTCACCATTATTTAAACTGATTGTGGGTTTAGGCATATTTAATTTTTTGGGCTCATGCATAGAGCCATACTTTGTTAAATTATTTGAAATCTGCTTAGTTATTAGGTTTTTTGAAATTTTTTCACCCTCATTATTTTGATAAGTAATATAGAACTGCACCATGGGAATATTACTTCTATAAACCCTTAAATTTGCAGTATTTCCCGAAACATCATCCTGATACATATTTGTGGATCTTACGAGATTATTTACCGCAGGAATGGCACATCCCGTAAGGCCTAAAAGTGTTGTAGAAATTACAATTATTTTTTTCATGTCTTAACCATCAATTTTAATGCCAACAGACTCTATCACCTTGAAATTTAAATATTATGAAAATGAACCCTCCGAAAAGGGTTCAAATTATTAAGTACGATTTCTTCTCGCTGTCGTATTCTCAGTCAAAGACCGACTAATGGTTGAGTTTGGATTTGCGATTTGATCACTTACAAGCTTAGGTACCGTTCTTGGAAGCTGCTTATCCAGTTCATCTTTAACAATGATCCGGACTGTTTGCTCGTCCAGTTGTTCGGCTTCAACTGTCGCCCCACTCACCTGATTAATCACTTCAATTTTGAAATTGATTGTCGGTGAAGCTGGCTCAATTGAAGGCATCATCTCAGCTTGAGGGCGTGAAGTACTTCCTAAAGTAAAGTCCTGAACATCATCCAGATTTGAACGATCCTGAACTAAACCATTGGATGAGAAGTAGACCTTGCCATCATGGAATAAGTCTAAATTTCCAGAAGAAGCTAATTTAGGTGTGTCTCTATTACCCTTATAGATAATCTGAGTATCTTGAACCGGTTGATTAAAGATGTCAGCCTGCTTTTGGCTTTCTATAAAGGCACTAGAGCTCATCATTGCACGGCGCATGACACTATCTGCCGAGGCATTGTTATTGAGAAAAGCTTCAGGGTTTGCACTCTTACGCATTTTCTCAACTAAACCAACTCCGCCCCAGCGTTTAATATCCTCTTGGGACCATACAATTTCGCCTTTGTGCACAGCTCCGGCAACTTCATATTTCCCACCACGACCTGTATAACCACCTTCAGCAAAACCTTGATCTTTGATTGCCCGGATGTTTGCAATGATGCTAGCGCCTTGAGCAACCGCCCCAGCAATCAATGGTAAATTAAGAGGAAAACCAGCTTTTGAAGCTGCTGCAATATTTTGCTGAATCGCAATACCAGCAGCTGCAATGGCATAAGCTTTATCAGCGGCGAACATGATCTTATATGCTTTAGATTGCTCTCCAAACATTGAACCAAACATCGATGTAAGTGAACCCATCATTTGGCCACCAAATGCAATTTGGGTGTTCAAACGATCTTGCTGATATTTATCTTCAATATCCTGAACATTCTTTGCATGTTCAGCAGCAATCTGATTACGTTGGTCCTGAGCAGCTTGAATGATAGCTGTTTTCTGATTTTCGTAATCCTGTTGTTTAATGAGTCCTGCTTCCATTTGAGCATCAAGACCATCTAAAGAGTTTTGTTCATTCAGATCAGTAGCAGCAAATTGACTATCTGCTAAATCATTTGCAGCATTTAAACGGCTAAACCGCTCCTGATCCTGTCTGAAGAACTCGCTGGTACCATTCATATCAGCCTGAATACCACCCCAGTTTTGAACAGCATTATTCACTTTATCGCGTGTCTCTTTATCCTGATTGGCTTTAGATAATGCGATTAGCTTTTGCCGCTCTTCTATAGAAAGCTTGGTATTCTTAAGAATTTCCTCCCGTTCTAGTCTGTAACGTTCCTGCATGGCTTGCGTTTCCGAAAGCAATGATAAACGTGCCTGAAATAAACGCTGTTCCTGAGCTAATTGCATTAACCCAAGTTCTTGCTTTAATTGTTGAGCTAATAGATCAACAGCCTCTTTACGCTGATCTTTAGTTAAATCTAGGTCATGCTCGGCCTCAAACTGACGCTTGGCATAGCTATCTTTTAATATTTGCTCTTCCGTCTTTGTGTAGTCTCGGAATGAATCAAGCTTAGTCTTTGTAGCTTGCTCAGCAATAGCAATATCATTATCTGCACGTGCTTGAAGTTCTGCTTTAATTTCGGCCTTGCGTTCTGGGTTAAAGTTAGCTTTATCAACATCCTCAAGTTTTTTGGCCAGATCATTCCTAATCTTTGTTACTTGATTAGCAACCTCATTCTCTAACTGAAGGCGAAGTTTTGCCTGCTCCTCAGCCATTTTAGTTGTATCTTGAATAAGCTTATCAAAGTCTTTTGATGAAATATCGCCAGCAGAATAGCCATTAATACCAGCCATATAACTTTGATAGTCTTTCCAGTATTGATTATTATTTTTACCAATACCTTTACCCTTCATTACATTGCCTTCACCTGCATGATATGCACGTACAGCCTTCTCTAAATCACCTTTAAAAAGTTTCAAAAGATAAGACATGTACTTAGCCGCACCTTCAGCAGACTGTGCTAAATCAGTGCGGTCTTTTACGCCATATTGCTTAGCAGTACCTTCGAGAAACTGAAATCCACCAGTGGCTCCGGTTTCTTTGTTATAGGCTTTTGCATTACCTCGAGATTCGATCATATGAATCGCGGATAATGTTCCTGATGGAAGTTTGTATTTAGACTCTAGATCTGCAAAGCCGAATTTTGAAGCATTCGCTAGGACTTTCGCATTTACACTTAGTACTTTTTGCTGATTTTTAAGCTCCTTGTTTTGCTCACGTATAGAATCAGTTCTAGCATCCGTGATGGCTTTGATTGATTCTTCTGCTTTCCAAGTATCCGTTAATGCTTTCATAGCCTCTCGGTCTGCTGCCTTAAGACCCTTAGCTAATGAATCTTTATAAAGCTTCAGTAAATCATTAGCCTGAGACTCAGAAAAACCTTTTTTCATTACTATCTCGACAAATTGCGTATCCCACAATTTATCTGCATACAATTTCTGTAAGGACTTTTGAGCCTCATCTGCAGCCTGTTTTGTATTCTTGATAGCATCAGCATGCTTCTGTTGCTCAATTGCTGCATTTTGGGCTTTATTACCCGTTAAGGTAACTTCAATACCAAACAATTTAATGGCTGTTTTGGTCTTATCAGCCTTTTCATAAGCTTCATTATATTTGTCGATTTGCTCCTTTAATGCATCTCTTAGGCTTGGGGGTAACTTCTGCTTAGCAAGTTGCTCCATAGCCTCCTTGTAGCTAATCGTGCCCAATCGAGCTTCATTAGAAATCCTTGTAAGTTCAACATTACCTTTACCGTAGTTTTGAATATCAATTAAAGCTGAACCAACAGCCATTTCTGTTTTTTTCAACTCCTCATTTTGAGCTTTAAAAGCCGTTGTTAAGTCATTAATAGCTTTGGTTTTTGCCTCACCTTTTAAGCCTTTTAATTCTTCAGCAGTACGGTTAGCCACTTCGGCTTGTTCAGCGAGAGTTCTATTCGCTTCTTCTGCCTTACCTTTAAAATAAGTGTAAGTTGCAGCCAGAGCGGATACACCTAAGGTAATTGCTCCAATTGGACCCCCGATAAGTCCTAATGCTCGGCTACCAATACTACCAACTAAAGAAGAAGCTGCTGAGAGGCGTGTTTGCGCAGCAGTTTGTGCATTTGTAGCAGCAGTTACTGCTGCCTGTGCTTGTGCGTATCGAGTTGCTGCCGCAGTTGCTCCAAATTTAGCTTGGGTTTCTGCATTTGTTGCTCGCACATTCGCGAGATGAGCTTTTGCTGCATTCAAAGCAGCGGTAGCTTCTGCATATTCTGCTTGAGCATTTAATACAGATGCTTGGCGGCTCGCTAAAGTTGAAGCCATTCCCTCTTTAATAGCAGCGCTCTTAATCAAAATTGCACGAGTTATATAACCAATACCAACGACCAAAGCCCCATCAGCAATTAAATCTAAATTACTTGCAAGAGTTTGAACTGATCCAGCTAATACCTGTGCCGCACCACTTCCCTTACCTGCTTCGCCAACAAATTTTGTGATCTCGTTGTTTAGGAGTGTGAGAGACTGCCCGATTGTGATATCTGTTTTAGCAAAAAGAGCATCAACATCAGATTCTACATTTCTAAGCGCTTTTACAATTTCTTGTGAAGTAATTTTTCCTTCAGCCGCAACTGAACGCAACTCTCCTACGGTGATCCCCATACCTTTAGCAATAGCCTTTGCTAGAGCTGGTGTTTGTTCCATAACTGAGTTGAGTTCTTCACCACGTAATGTACCGCTTGCCAAAGCCTGCCCGAATTGAACTAAAGCTGCATCAGCAGCTTCTGCACTTGCACCACTAATTGCTACAGCTTTAGAAACTGTTTCAGTTAAACGTGCTGTGTCATCCATTGTGAGGTTTAAAGTTTTGGCATTATCACTAAAACGCTGGTAAACCTGTAACACAGAATCCCAAGCTGAATAGGTTTTTTGAGCAATTCGGAAAGTGTCTTCCGTTGCTTTATTTAGTTCAACTTGATTGTTAGTGACTAACTTAAGGCGATTTTGTAATCCAGTATATGTATCCATCTTTGAAATGGCTGAACCTACTGTTAATAAACCAGCCATGTGTCCAGCTAAAGCTCTGGTGGCTACAGACAAGCTGTCCATAGACTTAGATGCAAATTCACCTTTACGTTCAATGCTAACAAGTTCATTGCCTAGATTACGCGCATTACGTTCAGCATTTTGCGAATCAATAACAATGACCAAACGGGATTCTTGAGCCATTTGACTTTCCTCTAGGTAATAAAAAACCGCCATAAACGGCGGCAATAAATCGAGACTTAACTAGGCAATACTTTTTGACTTTTCCAAGATCCATGAAGTTATCTCAGCCCCTAGATCTCCATACATTAATAATTGATAAGCTGATTTTGGCGAATAACGCGTTTCTTTTTCACCAGCTATTCCTGTTTTTGAAAGTTCAATATTTTCCCAATCCTGTATAAGATGAGTTGCGATAATTTTGGCAAACTCTTGGGCTGATAGCATGGCACTCATTCTAAAAATACTTTTTTTGGTACAAAGCATTTTATAGGCCTCACCAAATTCAGGATCAGAAAAAGGCTTAATCCTGAAACATCCAAAAACTTGATCATTTTTCTTAAAAACAAACCATTTGGATTTATCCGTCATATTTGCTTCCAAAATTTCGGTAATAAAAAACCGACCATTGATAGGTCGGTTTTAGGCTTTAATCGCTGCAATGATTTCAGGTAATTTCCAGATTAGAATTGGTATGGAAAACAAAATTAAAAAGGCAATAATTGTCTGCCATAAGCCATACTTTTCAATAGACACTTTCATAAGCTCCACTATTGGTTTAAAATGCTCCATATAGATTTACTTTCCTCTTACTTTCGTCGGTGGGTGGAATGAAAAACCCCAGTAGTTAGCGCTACTGGGGTTTTGTTTTGGGTATTAAAAAACCCACTCAAATGAGTGGGTTCTGTTTAAAAATAATTACTAAGCTGGGCAGTTAAACCAGTTCGGTCGTGCTAGAAATCTTTGTCCATTAGACATGGCTATCACCGAACAGTCTGCATCGATCAACGGCTCATTTTGTAGGTTCCTGAAATCCAACAATCTAGCAATATCTCGTGCTGCTTCATTCGCTTTCACTACTAAGTGTGAGTAATACGCGAACTTCTTCACATCAAGCATTTTTACAGCCAGCAGAACTGGAACGATTTCATCATTTTCTATGATGACTGCTTCAGTAAGTTTGCGAACCAGCTCATAGGCGTCTTTATCAAATAAAGGATCTTGAGGTTTCTTTTCCTCTGGCTTTGCCCTTAAATCCATAACTTCTAAATAATGCTTAGCATCCTCAAAGTGAATAGCTCGTAATTCTCGGTAACTTGCTGAGTATTTAAAGTGGTTTTTTAAACGACTCCACATTTGCACAATCAAATTTTTATTACCTTTTGCTCTTGTATGAACAATGTTATAAAGAATGCCAGCTTGTTCTGGTGAGATAGTTTGTTTTCCATTAAGCAACCACTCCATCACAAGTGAATCGTAAGCTCGGATAACCATCAAGTGGAATTTGGGACTAATCCACATTGCATATGCGTAAACAATTTCCTTAACTACATATGTTCCTCTGTTGTCACCACCATTGACTACTTTTACAGCACTCCTCATATTTGAGGAGTGGTCATTATCTGAACTCTGCAAATTTGCAGAGTGGTCAATTTCATTTATTAACTCTTTAATTTGCTCAGTTCTTAAAAAGTTAGATGGCTGGTGTTTCTTTTCACCACCACTTGCTTTATGAAGGTCACCCAACATAAAACGGCCTTCTTCATCTTGGCGAATGGTAAAATCACCAATAACTAATGGCTTATTATTTGGATTTAAAAAGTTTTGTGTTAAATTAGACATGTTGTCTTTCCTGTAGATTGCGACTTCAATCAAGCCCTGTCCGCCAAGATCACGGGCTTTTTTGTTGTCTATTGATTTCATGCTTTCGCACCTTCAATTTCTTTACGCATATTCTTAATCGCTTGATTAATTACATAATTAACCGGTCTTTCATTTTCCTCTGCTACTTTCTTTAACCATTCATGAAGCTCGTGTTCAATTCGCAAGTTAAACTGCATCTTGCGTTGTGGTTTCGATAACACTCCCATTTTATACTCCTATCAATCGGGTATGATTAAATATAGAATTAATCGGGTAGTATTGTCAATACCCGAATAATAGAATTAATATCTATGTTAAATTTGCGGTATATGGTTTATTTCCATGAGTAAAAATGGTGGTCATCTCACAGTCCAGTACAATCTACGCTGGTCAGAAGAACTGAGAGACAAAATCGCTGACGAAGCTAAGAAAAATACTCGTTCGATGAATCAAGAGATTATTGCTCGTTTAGAACACAGTTTTCGGTCTGAGTCAGCATCAAAACCATTCCTTTCTTTTGATAAAGATACCTCACATCTGGTTATTGGAGATGCTGAGGAGCGTAAACGCCTAGCCCAAATAGCTGCTAAAGCTGTTTTTGATGCTTTAGGACAAAGCCTAGATCAAGATGATGATGAAAAAAAAGCACCCTAGGGTGCTTTTTTAATTACGATAGCAACCAAATCAACCCGATCAACAATGCTACACCCACCATTAATCCTATTATCCATTCAGATGCTGGATAGCCAAGAATCAAATTATTATCATTTTGCGGTTCAATAACTTTCGTTGGGTATTTGGGTTCAGGGTAGCTTGGTTTGACTGCCTTAACCGGCTTATTGCTCAGTGGTGGTGGAATACCTATATGCTCTTTACTGCGAGCGGTAGATCTTTGCTTCAAAAAGTTATCATTTACCTTTTTAATTTCCTGTTCACTCAAATTCCTCTCTTTTGGAGCCACCTCATCATCATTGGGAGATAAAGGGAAGTAAATTTCAACTAAATCTCGAACAGAAATATAGTCACTGTTGGGTAGAGCCTTAAGTAACGATAAAAATTTTTTAAACGGCTGTTTTTTATAGGCTCGATTGTAATAAGCCTCTAATTTTTTCTCTAATGTAATAATTGGTCGATTAGCTGTATAAGCCGCCTTATAAGTGTAAGATATACTGCTTAAAGCATTCTTATGCTTGCCCTCTAGTCTTAAGACATTTGCCATATCTTCATGTGGTGAGGAGTCTATAACCAGTGTTTCTGTTTTAGAAAAACCCATCCTACTAGCATGCTTTAAATAGTAATCTTTTTGATGGTTTAAATGTTTCCATGCATCGTCAAAACGCCTTTCTTTAATAGCAATCTGTGCGAGTTTCTTGCTATTAGCGGCATGCCCCAGATAGTCATCCAATATCATATCTATTCAGCCAATCACATTTAATATTCTGTTTAGTCAAGTTAATTCTCTCGAACAACTATTACTTTGTGTTTAGCTTATCTTTGCATGCTGGTGAAGCGAATTTAAGCCCATTGTCCCTTATCATTTTATATCCTCCTCCAAGCGCATAATTAAGCTCAAGAGATGTTGGAGTGAAATTACTTATTTTCCAGTAAGTCCCATCCTGAGAATAGAGTCTATCATTTAATAATTTTACAGACATTACCCTAGCTGTACCTAGGTGGTCTTGGCAAATTACACCCGTCCCATCACTTTCTAGTATTAAAGTCCCAACCAACCGATCAAATTGACCAGTCCAATAACCTGAATTACTAACAGGTGTTGGATGAATATCAAAAAAATTAGCTGTTGTCGCACAACCGGCCATCCCAAAAACCAAACTTAATAAAACAATCTTTTTCATATATAAACCTATCAAATATCAAAATTTAAAAATCAGCTAATAATCCAAATAAAAATTATTAAAGCTATAAATAGAATAACTCCACAGATTATCCATTCAGATTTAGGGTAACCCCATACATTATCTGGATTATTAAAATCAGGTTCTCTTCTAGGTGTTGTTTTCTTAGTATAACTAGAGAACTTAGAATAAGATAAGCCAGTACCTGGAATACCTACTGTTGTGCGAGTACCCTTCTTACTTACATTTACACGTGCACCTTTCCCCCCCCACAGAAACACTTGATAGCCCTTTTTTACTAACATTGACACGGATTCCAGGAGCAATTTTTATACTTTTTCTAAAATTCAATCCCATCACATCACCTATCTAGAGCAGATCTTTTTAGAAGCACTGATGGAACCATCATTACAAACAAACTTACTACCATTGCAATGACTTACCCCACCTTTCTTACCAGAGCACGGTTGTCTGCCTCTACCTGCTTCCGCAACACTTAATGAGCTTAAAACTAATAAAAGACTTAAAATGACTTGTTTCATGGTTTTTTACCGTTTGTTATAAAGTGTACTAACTTTAACAAACTGGTTACTAAATGTCACATAAAGCAAAACCACCCGAAGGTGGTTTCTATCAAATAAAACTAACTAAGCTATTTCACAATTGGTTTGATGCCATGAATGGTTATTTCCATATGAAAAACTAATTTCACTTGGTACTAAAGTTCGTTCCTGATGATTTAATGACTCAATCATACTTCTTAGTTTGCCATCACCTTGAACATGCTCTTTATATAATGCACGAAGTAATAGCTCAGTAGGTTTACCAATTAAACCGCGATCAGCTTCCCAATGTCTAATACTAGTCTCACTGACTCCTAAAAGCCCAGCAAGATTCTTCTGTGACAAGTTTAGTTCTTTACGTAAAAAACGAATTTCCTCACCATTCAAGTCAGGCTTTTGCGTAATTAAGAACAACCCAATGGCATTATGAAGCTCATGAACAGATTCAATAGATACGAGTTCACCATAGTCTTCATCATTTTCAATTGTAAATCCATTGCGCAGCCAAATATTGCTCAGACCGCATTCTTCATAGTGATACATAATTTAGCCTACTCTCTAAATGTAGTGACTACTACTGAGAATTCACCGTTCTCGCTCTGCTTGATTGCAACAGCTGTTGTTATGTATTCGCCTGCAGTGCGAACAGAAACATTTAACTGGCAATCACCACGAGTATTTGGGTACGGCCCCTCAGTAATATCTCCATGCTCAAAACAGCAAATAATTTGCTTCATAGAGATACAGCGTTCTTTCATTCTTTCTTTTGCATGTGCAGTTAACTTGATTTTGCTAGTATCTCTAGCAAATGCTCTAAGTTTTTGTTTAGCTTCAGTTAATGTTAAACACATACAAGCAAACACCAAGGTTCTTGGAAAGAGTAAAAGAATGCTGAACCGTCAAATATTGACGGTAAGGTGATTATTCATCATTTGATAATCACGCGCAACACCTTAAAGGTAATTTTCTGTCAATCCAGATCAAGTATTTTGTAACATCGACTGCGTTATTTTGAGTCGCGTTTAAGAGCAACTGCTTAATTGTTTGACGTTTTGACCAAATTAGGCTTTTCAGTCCCTGGCAATACCTAATTTGGTCACTTACCTTTGCTTTTGGTTGATATCTTCTTATGGCACTCCTCCAAAAACAAATTATCCAACGCAAAAATACAGTCATTAAAAATATGAGCAGCCACTGGCAAATCATTATGCTCAGCATAGACATTGATAGCCTGCTGATCTAAAGATAACGGTATGCTTTGCTCATAACGTCTGGATCGACATATAGTGCTAAATGCCGAAAGAATTGAATCAGCCGCATACGAATATTCTGGCGGATCCGGAATACGGCCGCCTAAGAACTTGATTTGCTCGATTTCGTGCGGCGTTTTCGACGCATACGTTTTTTGGTATTTGTAGAGCTCCATGACTTTCCCAGAATTAAAGCCTTGTCCTTGTCTGCGTCTTCCTGAATCTTCTGGGCCTGTTCTTTAATGAATAGCCAGATTGAAATACCAATATCACCAAGATTAAGAAGCTTTGAGGCATTCTCAGGTGTATATGGCTTTTCGGACTCAACAGTTTTACCGTCTACGATTTCGGCAAATACCACACCTTTCCAGTCTTCAATTAAATGGGCAGCACATGCATCCATTAACAACTCGTGATAAAGCTTGGCATCTTCATCTTTGACCATCACATCATAGCCTTTAGACGAGATCTGATTTCCTGCTCGTTCAATAGCTACCTGAAAAGGCTTATAAGCGATACCACGGACTTTGAACTCTGCCTGTACTTCGCCATCAGCCCCCTTGTATTCACACCATTTTGATACGTCCGAGCTTTTAATAATTCCGACTTTTAAAGCCATAGCAACCTCTAATTTTTAGAAATAAAAAAGCCCATGG